CGGGCATAACTCGCTTTTTGTGGTCCGACGGTCTGGCCGCGGGGGAACCTGCACGGCTGATGGGCTATCCGGTACTGGTCGCCGAAGATATGCCCGATATCGCGGCAGGCTCTGCCGCCATTGCCTTTGGTGATTTCGGGGCCGGGTATACCGTGGCCGAACGGCCCGATCTGCGTGTGCTGCGCGATCCGTTCTCGGCCAAGCCGCATGTGCTGTTTTATGCCACCAAGCGTGTGGGCGGTGCGGTCAGCGATTTCGCCGCGATCAAGCTGCTGAAATTCGCGGTCAGCTAAGCCTGACCCGATAGGGCGCGCGCCTGCACGGGCGCGTGGCCCGGCCCCCGGATACAGGCCCGTGTGGTCATGTCTAGCAGCCCCCCCTTCCGTCCGAGCATGGCCGGGCGGGTCTGTGTCCGGGACAGCTGTGCCATATGAATTTCGGAGCAAATCCATGATGTTAGTCGAAGAAAATCCGGTACCCGACGCGGTTTTGCCGGTGGCGCAGCTGAAAGAATATCTGCGCTTTGCCACGGGCTTTGCCGATGATGCCGATCAGGACGGGCTGTTGTCGCGTCATCTGCGCGCCGCCATGGCCGCGATCGAGGCGCGCACCGGCAAGATCCTGATTGAACGCGATTTCAGCTGGACCCTGCGCGCCTGGCGCGATCCGGTGCGCCAGCTGCTGCCTGCAGCCCCGGTCAATGCCATCGTGCATGTCACGCAAATCGCCCATGACGGGGTCGAAACCATCACCAACCCTGCGCGCTGGTATCTGGTCCCCGATACCGCCCGCCCTGCACTGGTGGCCAAGGGCGGTATCCTGCCGCCGGTGCCGCCGCATGGGTCGGTGCGGATCGGGCTGATGGCGGGGTTCGGGCCGGACTGGTCGGACCTGCCTGCTGATCTGGCTGAGGCCAGTCTGATGCTGGCCGCGCATCATTACGATGCCCGCCATGACATGGGCGGCGCGCAGGGCTTGGTGCCTGCGGGGGTCACGGCGCTGATTGATCCTTACCGCGTGATCCGGCTGGGGGCACGGGCATGAGCATTCCGCAGATGACCCGCGCGCTGGTGCTGGAACACCGCGTGCAGACCCCCGATGGCGCGGGTGGTTTCACCAGCGACTGGCAGGCGCTTGGCCGCGTCTGGGCCGCGATCAAACCCGGCACCGGGCGCGAGGCTGCGGCGCTGTCGGCCAGCCTGTCGCGCGTGCCTTACCAGATCATCCTGCGTGCGGCACCCCATGGCGCACCATCGCGCCCGCAACCGGGCCAAAGGTTCCGGCTGGGCGCGCGGCTGTTCGCCATCGCCGCCGTGACCGAGGCGGATGACAAGGGTCTGTATCTGACCTGCACCGCAACCGAGGAGGTGGCCACATGACCTATGCCATCGCGGCCGCCCTGCAAACGGCGGTCTATACACGGCTGGCCGCTGATCCGGCACTTGGCGCGCTGGTGGGGGCCGCGATCTATGACGCGGTGCCTGCCGGTCCTTTGCCGCCGCTTTATGTGGTGCTGGGCACCGAGGATGTGCGCGATGCGTCAGACAAGACCGGCAATGGCGCCACCCATGCGCTGAGCATTGATGTGCTGAGCGAGGCGGCAGGGTTCGCCGGTGCCAAAGCTGCCGCAGGAGCGATCTGCGATGCGCTGCTGGATGCGCCAATGACGCTGTCGCGCGGCACGCTGGTCAGCCTCAATTTCACCAAGGCCAAGGCCGCGCGCACCAGCACCGGCAATATGCGCCAGATCACCCTGACCTTTCGCGCCCGCGTGGCCGACGACGTTTAACCCCGATCATAAAGGAGAGCCCCGATGGTGGCCCAGAACGGAAAAGACCTGCTGATCAAGATCGACATGACCGGCGATGGCCAGTTTGAAACCCTGGCCGGCCTGCGCGCGACGCGGATCAGCCTGAATGCGGAAACCGTGGATGTGACCAGCCTGGACAGCACCGGGGGCTGGCGCGAATTGCTGGGCGGTGCGGGGGTGAAAACCGCCGCGATTTCCGGCGCGGGCGTGTTCAAGGATGACGCCACGGACGAACGCGCGCGCCAGATTTTCTTTGGCGGGCTGATGCCGGATTTTCAGGTCATCATCCCCGGTTTCGGCACGCTGCAAGGCGCGTTCCAGATCACCGGCATTGATTACGCAGGCAGCCATAATGGCGAGGCAAGCTATGAAATCGCGCTGGCCTCGGGCGGGGCCTTGCAATTCGTGGCGCTGGTCTGATGGCCAATCCTTTCGCGGGTGAAGTGGCCGTCACCATCGGTGACAGCGTGATCGAGGCCAAGCTGACGCTGGGTGCTTTGGCAGAACTGGAAACGACCCTGCAAACCGGATCGCTGGTCGATCTGGTGGCGCGGTTCGAATGCGCTGCGTTTTCCAGCCGCGATGTGATGGCCGTGATCGTCGCTGGCCTGCGCGGCGGCGGCTGGCGCGGGCAGGCAGATGATCTGCTGGCGGTGGATTTTCCGGGCGGGCCGATGGGTGCGGCGAAACTGGCCGCGACCCTGCTGGCGCGGGCCTTCACGGTGCCGCAATGACACCGCTGGACTGGGCGGGGCTGATGCGCGCGGGGCTTTGCACCCTGCGCCTGCCGCCTGCCGCCTGCCGCCTTTTGGGCGCTGACGCCTGCGGAATTGCAACTGATGCTGGGCGCGCAGGCGGGGCCAGCGCCGATGACGCGCGCGGGGCTGGATGCGCTGGCGCGCGCCTTTCCCGATGATCCGAAAGGGGATAAAAATGACCGATCTTGACCGGCTTGACGCCTTTGACAGCGATATTTCCGCGCTGGAACGCAGCCTTGGCGATGTGTCGGCTGTCACGGCGGCCTTTGAGGCGCAATTGCGCGGCACGCAAACCGCGCTGAGCGATACGACCCGCGATCTGGGCAACCTTGAACGGGGGTTCTCGAACGGATTGCGCCGCGCGCTGGATGGGCTGGTGCTGGATGGCAAGAGCCTGTCGGATGTCTTTGCCGGTCTGGGCCGGTCGATGTCTGGCACGGTCTATAACGCCGCGCTGAAACCGGTGACCGACCATTTCGGCGGGATGCTGGCGGGGGGGCTGAACAGCCTTGTGTCCGGCCTGATGCCGTTCGCGGATGGCGCGCCGTTTTCGCAAGGCCGCATGATGCCCTTTGCCAAGGGCGGGATCGTGTCCAGCCCTACGACTTTCCCGATGCGCGGCGGCACCGGATTGATGGGCGAGGCGGGGCCAGAGGCGATCATGCCACTGGCGCGCGGCCCCGACGGGCGGCTGGGTGTGCGCGGCGGCGGTGGCGGGGCCGTGCATGTCACCATGCAGATCACCACACCCGATGTGCAGGGCTTCCAACGCAGCCAGTCGCAGATCGCCCAGCAGATGGCGCGCGCGATGCAGCGCGGCCAGCGCAACAGCTAAGGACAACGCCATGTTTCACGAGATCAGATTTCCCGCCAACCTGTCATTCGGCGCCAGTGGCGGGCCGGAACGGCGCACCGAGGTCGTCACCCTTGCCAATGGATACGAGGAACGCAACACGCCCTGGGCGCATGCGCGCAGGCGGTATGACGCGGGGCTGGGGCTAAGCGCGCTGGACGATCTGGCGGTGCTGATCGCGTTTTTCGAGGCGCGTCAGGGCCAGTTGATCGGTTTTCGTTGGAAAGACTGGTCCGATTACAAATCCTGCCTGCCGTCGCAGGATATTGCAGGACCGGACCAGTTGATTGGCCTGGGTGACGAGGTGACGCGCACGTTCCAGCTGTCCAAGACTTACCGGTCGGGCGAGACCAGCTATATCCGCCCAATCACCAAACCCGTCGCAGGCACGATCCGCGTCAGCCGCGGGGGTGATGCGATGGTGGCGGGGGTGGATTATACCGTCGATGTCACGACCGGCATCGTCAGTTTTACCGATCCGCCCGACATTGATGCGCAAATCAGGGCGGCGTTCGAATTCGACGTGCCGGTGCGTTTTGCCACCGATACGATCCGCACATCCATGTCACGCTTTCAGGCGGGCGAGGCCCCCGACGTGCCGGTGATCGAGGTGCGGATATGACCGGCCTTGCCGCGCATCTGGCGGGTGGCGCGACGCAGACCTGCCATTGCTGGGCCGTCACCCGCCTTGACGGGGTGACGCTGGGGTTCACCGACCACGATCTGCCGCTGGCCTTTGAGGGCATCCACTTTGCGCCGGAATCGGGTCTGTCGGCGCGCGCTTTGTCCAGCACCACGGGGCTGTCGGTGAACAATACCGAGGCGCTGGGCGCGCTGTCGTCGGCTGCGATATCCGAGGCCGATATCACCGCGGGCCGCTATGACGGGGCCATGGTGCGGATCTGGCAGGTGCGCTGGGATGCGCTGGCCGACCGCGCGCTGCAATTCGTGGGCAGCCTGGGCGAGATCACCCGCG